AGGGATAACCATCTTCAAAACAGAAACAGCTACTTTCAAGCCACGCTCGTCCGTGAAGCTGGCAACGTCAATGATACCTTGCTCAAGCGAGGTTTCATTCAAGTCAGCAGCGACAGCTGGAGTATTGCTAAAGCTAGGACCAAGTGCGGTTGGGTGTGCGCTGTTGCACAGCGACACGCCGTCACCACCGTTGTATGAACCGCCAGTATTGAACGCATTGTTCAACACGGAAGCAGCTTTAACTTGCTTGGTGTACTGAATTGAACGAGCCAATGCGCGTGTGTAGCGCTTGGAAAGGCTGTCGTAGAGGTTATCTTCGATAGCTTCTTCGGTCAAAGCAAATGCCAAAGCAATGGTTTCATGAGTGTAACGAGCGGTGAACGATTCCAAAGCGGTATCGTACGTAACGCCAGCACCTTCATTTTTGGTTGGGGCTTCATTGAAGCCTGTCAACATCACTTCTTCTTCAAACGCACGATCAGAACTCTCAACTGAGAAAATCTGTGTGTGCTCGTTTTCGTAGCGACGATATTCCATGCCGAACAAAGCGTTCAGGCCGGGCTCTAGTTCTTTAACTAGTTGTGAACGTGAAATAGCCATAATTACGCTCCATCAGCAGCAACACCAACACTACCATACTGGTGTTGATTGAGTTTAACGATTACAACTGCATATTGACCCAAAGCATTGCTTGGGGATTCAAACAGACCAACAATTTTCATTGTCAAGGCTGCTGTTTTTGCAGGAGTACCAAGAGTGCCATTAGAGACACCATTTACGGTGCTACCAGTAGTCGAGCCAGTAGGATCGGCGTTTTTACCGATGTCTGCCTGAGTCAATGTACCAGCTGCTTGGATCGAGAACAATTGATTTGGGTCATCCAATACGTTCGCGGTGATGACACCAGAAGTGATGTTCACTGAACCGGGATAGTAGTTAGACCATGTAGGCTTACCAGTAGTTGGATCGGTGTAGTTACAGCCGTTGAACACACCAGTAGGTGCAGTGTGAGTAGTTGCATCATATTTAATGACGTAGCCATCATATACAACGACTAGGTCGCCTTGAAAAATTGCGCCAGATTGGTTGTCCGCAATTTGATAGCCATACTGCTTCTGTGCACCAGTAGCAGAAAGGTTACCCATTGGGCGCAAACCAAAAGGCTTATTTACGTTTGCCATTTGTAGCTCCTAAAAAAATAAATACCGAATTAACGGTTTCCAAAAGTAGTGCGAGAATTCCTTTCGGGATTCTGTATCCGCATTGTCGAATGTGCGTTCTCACGCATCAACTCGTTGTCTACTGATTTAATCTGATCCTGTGCCTTCCGTGCGTAATGAGCATTACGTTCCGCAACTGTTTCTTCAGGGATTCTAGCAAGCAATAAACCGCCTACAGAAATCACGCCAGCGTGTTTACCATCTTCAATGGTAGGCAGGGTGTCGCGATATTCTTGGTCTAATTCTTCGTTGCGAACAAGCTCATAACCTTCGCGAAGACGACCATAGACGTGTTGCTTGTCATCAAATCCGTTGATTTCAGCGCGAATCCAGCGATGCTTGAAACCGGGAGGGGCAGGGGGCGCGTCCAAACGGGAAGGGGGAGCCCAAGGCTTGCGACGCGCATCTTTTTCACGAGTTGTGCGGGGAGCGCGGTCGATAGTTAATTTTTGATCAGCCATGATTTAATCCTTCACGTATTTGGCATATTCCTCAAGAGGAACGCCCAGTTTTTTTGCAATAGCAACTTGACTTGGTGATAATTTCACCACACGGCGGGTATTGTTTATACCCGAACTACGGGCAGCAGGGGCAACGGATGGAACACCATTTCGTTGTCTGTTGTTCGTTTGAGCAGGAGGCTGGAATTTCTGAGGAAATTCCGAGCGCAACCTGTTATCTAATTCAGTATAGTACTCGTCTGTACTAGCGTCAATTCCTTCTTCTTCTGTCAAGGACTGATGAATGCCCCATGCAGCGTATGTCATAACCCTATCCTTGCCAAACCATTCGTTACGTGCTGCCCAATCCTCTGCCCTCGCATCAGGTACAGGTTGCTGTACTTGACGCTGTTGAATAGGTTGTCGAACAGGCTGCTGTTGAATTTGCCGCGCTTGTTCTTCCTGCGTTGCCATCCATTCTGAAACTCTTCGTTGCTCGTATGATAAGTCAGAAAGCTTTTCTTGTGCTTCTGTCTCTGTATCAATATCGCCTTCTTCTCTAGCGCGTTTAATGATGGCACGAAGCGTAGCCTGCTGCGTATCCATCCTACTTTTAGTCTCTGACAGCCTACTCTGGTCAGTGTGGACTAAACGTGTCTGAAGCTCGGTAGCTTGCGCCTGAATACCACGCGCATACTCCAACGCAGCCTGCTCACGGCGTTCTGCTTCACGCATTTTTGCCGTTAGCTTAGAAATACGCTTTTGGACGGCCTCGCTTACTGTATCAAGCTCGTTTTTTTGCGTAGTTTCTTGTACATCTATCCTAGAAGACTCATTTTCTGTTTGAATAACAGATTCTGAGGGGTCTTCCTGTTTTTCTTCTTCCACGGATACCGAAGTTTCTACTTCGTTATCTCCTAGCTCAAATTCAAGCTGTGACTCCGGTACTGAATTAGCCATAACTTACCTCACATGTGCAGAATGTCTTCTGGGTCACCAATTACGGCAAGGACTTCATCATCATTGATGATTCGGACTTCACCGCCATCAAGGCCAATACGCGCACCCGCGTAACGACCAAAAATTATCCAATCGCCTTCTTTACACCAAGCGCCTTCTGGAAATTTAACCGTATCCTTGTAAGCAAGCGGTCCTACCGCTAAGACATACGCACAAACGGTAGTTATTTGTTGTTTTTCTCGGGTTTGATCGGAAAGAACAATGCCGCCTTTGGTCTTTTCTGCGCCTTTATAGGGCAGAAGCACAATTCTCCATCCTGTAGGCTTAGGAATGCGATTACGAACCGTCTCTTCAAGGTTATCAACGGCAAGACTGCCGTCTTCGTTGTAGGCATCATCTAATACAGGACCTGTTTCTTCCTTGTCCTTTGCCCATCTTTCTTCTAAAGCACTTATTGTCATAAAGGTCCTTTTAGTCTATGGATGTACGTTTAAGAAGACTAGCTATTTTCTCTTCAATAAACCTGTATCCCTCTAAACGGCCCTGTAGGAACTTGTATTGCTCCATATCACGAACAGCACCACTCAAGATGATGTCTTCCGTTTGCTTTTTAAGCGAACGAAGTTCATGTAACACTTTCTCTGTGAACTCAAACATGGAATTACTCCAAGAACGCAGATAGTACAGGCCCTATCCGAAGGCTACATACATATTATGCATGTTTATTTGTACAAAAACACTAAAATTATGTAATTTTTACTTTTTTAAATGCATCTTTACGGTAAACAAAGGTAGGACGAGGCTCACCTATTGTTTCACGTGAAACTTTTTTTGGTTTAATAGTCCGTTGTTGGGACATTTTTACCAAGTTAGGCTTTCTATTGGACATTACTATTCCCCTTTACTAACGTCACAGCGTTTCTTTCCTTAGCCGTTTGCATAGACTGCTGCAATTTGGCTTGATCAACCATCATATCGTTGTTTTCACGCTGCTGATCAAGGGTCATACGGGCCTGATCCATAGCAATCTTAGCTTGATCCCGCTGTGCAGACTGTGCAAGCTCCTGTTTCTTCAGTTCTATCAATGGATCAGTAGGTGGCTGGTTAGCGCCAGACAATTGTTCCTGCAAAGCCTTAGCTTCTTGATAAAACTCAGCTGCTTTCAATGCAATCATTGCTTCGCGCTGCAGCGGAGACACCAGTTTTTCTGGGTCCGTGCCATATTCTCTGAACAGCTGGGCTTCCACAAACTCTTCCGCCTTGGTTTTGACATGCTCTAACAGGTGTTTTTGCAGATTTATCACAACATTTGGCATTGCAGCTACCGAAGGAGACAGCCCAAACAGCAAATGCGACAAAATATGCGCATCATGCTGCTGACCAGCAAACACCTTTAATGGTGAGCCATCCAATGCCTGAGCATTCTCACTCATTGGATCTTTTGGCTTGTCAATATCTTGACTATTTAGCAATCCATCAATATCCCTAACCCCAATCGCCTCATACATACGGCGATACGCTTCGTACATATTGTGCATTTGCGGAGCGCTTTGCGCTAACTGCAACTGCGTCTGTGCCATGGTAATGCGCTGGGCTACAGAGAAGATATTAGGGTCTGATACTGGCAAGATATCAATGCGATCATCGAAATCAGAACGCTTGATCTTGCGACTCTCACCCGGAACGTCGTATGGGTACTCATCAGGCAAAAACTCTGCAAAGCCTTTTGCCAGCAATTGGAATTCAAGCTTCTGGCTGTAATGCAAGCGCTTATGCACCGCCGACATCACCATCGAACCTTTTTCCAACAGTGCAATCGTTGTACCTACGGCAGCATTCTGGTTACTGTCACCTACCTGCAAGTCAGTAATAGACGCAATGCGACGACCAGCATCCACACAGAAGCCCAACAACGCAAACAACGTCTGGCTAGGCTCCTTGTACGGCAACGGCAGCATAGACGAGGTAAGTTCCATACCACCCGCATCCATGTCACGCCACTCACCCGGCTGGATAGGCACATCATCGTTCTCGATCCGCGCTCCTTTAGCCTTAAAACCCGCAGGAAGGTTAGAGAACGTACCAGCATCAATCAATTGACGCAGCGACGATGTAGCAGACTTAGTTAGACCGCCCATCAAATGCAAAAAGCCTAGGCCATAGGAGCCCGGACCTTGGACTAACAGATAGTGGATAAAATATTCTTTACGAACCTG